ATTTCCCATAACTTAATAATTACCATAATCTACCAGCCTTTCCGCGTGATAGATTTATGGTACTAAACTTACAGAAAGGCGGTTTTTATGGGACTGTTTAACAAAGAATCATGTATTATATGCAACGGAAAAACAAACGCTTTAACAAAAGCTAAAGCTTCTTCCGGCGTTGTATGTTCTTCCTGTCTTTCCCTTTGTAGCCCTGGCTTCATAAGGAATATAGGGAACAAAACTACTACGGATATTAAAGAACATATAGAGTATGTAAAAGAGAATCAGCTTTTATATAATTCTTTCCAGGCTACGGACACTGTAGGAAAACTATTTTTTGTGGATAAAGTAAACCAACGGTTTTATATTCCCGTTCCTGCTGCCACATTGTATAATAAAATACCTATTGTATATTCCTTTGATAACATAGTAGATTATGAATTAGTCGTTGACGGGGAAAGTTATACAAAAGGCGGCGCAAGTATAGGGCGCGCACTTATCGGCGGCGCTATTTTCGGCGGTGCGGGCGCAATAATCGGCGGTTCTACCGGGAAGCGCAAGCAAAAGGAAGTCATTAAAAAAATGTATATAAAGATTTCCTTAAAACACCCCTATGACAGTTATACGGAAATTCCTTTAATCTCTACAGAAGTTAAGAAAGGCGCTTTTATTTATAACACCATGACAGACGCGGCTAATAAAATTCTTGCCCTATTAGATTCAATGGTAGCAAGTGAACCCGTCGCCATTCCTTCCGCTTCTGCTGCTGATGAATTATTGAAATATAAGCAACTGTTAGACTGCGGCGCATTGACACAAGAAGAATTTGATACAAAGAAAAAAGAATTATTAAACTTATAAATACTTGCTTTTTGCTGGCTGCCACCAGCTTAAGCACTTAAAAAGCCGCCCCAGGCTGCCACCTGGAACGGCTCACGCGATACCTATAAACAAGGGCTTATAGTGATCAAAACGCATATTGATTATACCATAAGCCTAGCATTTTAGAAAGGGGCTTATTTTTTATCCCCTTTTTTAAGAAAGGCTGTGATTCTATGAAATTACCTAACGGCTTTGGGACTGTGTATAAGCAGCCAGGCAACCGCCGTAACCCGTATGTAGCCAAGAAAACAAAAGGCTGGGAAATTAACCCAGCAACAGGAAAAGCGAAGCAACTTTTTACTATCGTCGGTTATTATCCTACCAGGAAAGAAGCGTTAACCGCACTTGCTGAATTTAATGCCAACCCCTACGACGTGAACGCGGCGAAGGTTACTTTTGAAGATGTATACGACCGTTGGAGTAGTGAACACTTCCCAACCGTCAGCGATTCCAATGTAAAGGGCTATAAAGCTTCCTGGAAACTCTGTGATAAAATCGCTTCTATGTGCTTCGTTGATGTTAAATTAGACCACCTTCAAATGGTTGTTGATGAATCCGGGAAGAATACCCCGACGCTTAGGAAGTTAAAAGTTATGTTAGGGCTTATGTATAAATACGCTGTAATACATGAAATAATACCAAAGGAAAGAAATATGGTTGAATATCTCAATATTAAAAATGCTGGAAATCCAAACGCACTAAACCGCGAACCATTCAGTAAGACGGAAGTTAACCGTATCTGGAAAGTTAATGACACAAATATATACTATACTGTTATTCTCATGCTGATATATTCCGGCTGTAGAATAAGCGAACTGCTGGATTTAAAGAAAGAGGACATAGACTTAGAAGCAAGGTGTTTTAAAATCATTGAAGCTAAGACTGCTGCCGGAATCCGTACCGTACCGATAGCCGAAAAAGTATACCCTTTCTTTGAATACTGGTTCAATCTTAACGACTGTGAATACCTCTTAAGTACACCAGAAGGCGAACACTTCAAGTACAGAAATTATTATGATAGTTATTGGTCGCCGCTTATGGAAACTTTAGGAATGTCGCACCGCCCGCATGACACCCGGCATACTTGCATAAGCATGTTAACGGTTGCTGGCGTATCGGATAAGGTTATAAAAAAGATTGTGGGACACAAGGGACAGGGCGTAACTGAAATTGTATATACTCACTTTGAAATAGAAGAACTGATAGACGCAATTAATAAAATATAGGCTTTTTCCGTGTAAGTTACGTGTAAGTTATGTGTAAGTTACCGTCAATTTTTTACCCTTTTTTGTGGTGTTCTTAAAAATCTCTGGCATAAAGAAAACCCAGGAAATATAAGCATTTCCTGGGTTTGTGTCTTTTCTGTATTCTCGGTTGAATTATCGCTTGCATAACTCCCAGCCTTGAAAATAGGGCTTTCTAGGCTCGTTTGTAAGTTACGTGCAAATTACCTTTCGTAACTGCTGCCTTCCTTAGCTTCTTTTATGCGTATGTAATAAAGCAAACAATACCAGCAGCCTTTAACCTTTTTACTGTGGCTTCCGCATTTTTCTTTTCAGTGTAAGCGCCTACCTGGACTTTGTAAAGTCCGTTAAGCAGTCTTACGAATACGTCCGTGTGTCCGGTCTTCTTAATCTGCTCTGCCATAAGGTTAGCGCCTTCCTTTCTCCGGTAAGCCCCAGCCTGTACCCTGTAGTACTTTTTATCGTCTGCCCCGGCTGCTCCCGCTGCCTGGTTTTCCTTCTTCTCTGTTGTTCCGTCAAACTCTGTAAGGTTATACTGTTCGATAATCTCAATAAGTTTGTTTGCATATTCCGGGTCTGTCGCATATCCAGCAGCCTTAATAGCGTTGCAAGCCTTCTTATAGTCTGTTTCTCCGATTACTTCTTTATAGCGCTTATTTGCCTTCAAAAATGCGCTATGGTCTGTAACGGATTCTTCCCAGCTATCATAAGCGCGGAAAGCTTCGCTTTTCACGGCTACCAGATTTACCCCGTCGTAGCACTCTTTTGTATCTTTGCAATATACTTTACCCTTCCAGGACTTTGTAGCCTTAATTCCGAAAAGGGCTTTACCCTCTGCGGCAAGCCCGGACGTTCCCCAGCCCGTTTCCGTGATAGCCTGGGCGATTGTCAAACTTGCCAGCACTCCGCTTTTCTTCATATCAGCGGACGCAAGCGCGCCCACTGTTTTAATAAAGTTTTTCTGTTCTGTATTCATATCGAAGCCCCCTTATACAGCCGTCAAGCTTGCTACAGCTACCCAACTGTTGATTCCCTTAAGCTTTGCTTCCTGTACTCCTTTATTTGTCTGTACCTTGTCTACCGTGTGTCTTTTGCCGCCTAACTGTGCCGCCGGGACTGCTTTTCCTCTGGTCGAAGACAAGCCGCCATATACCGCACCGCTCTTAATCGTAACAATGCTTCCGGCTTTAATTTCCTGTGTTGCCGGGCTGCTTCCCGCTTCCTGGCTGCCTTTCTTTAACCCGAACTGTACAGCGATTGCATTAGCTACGGCTGCTGCAATCTGTGTCTTTTTAGCTGCGTATGCGCTCATATCGTCCTTATCGTCGATAAAGCACACTTCCAGCAGCGCGGAAGATACGCCCGCCGCCTTCGCTCTGTAGATTACTGTAAAATTCGTTCTCTTAACTCCGCGGTTCTTAAAGCCCAGGGCTGCGATACTCTGTACAATCTTCGTTTCTACCCCTACGGTCTTTTCCGCTGTAGTAACGTAGATTTCCGTACCTGTCGTCCGTCCGTTTCCTTTAAGGTCTGCTGCCCCGGAATTAAAATGGACTTCCAGTACATAACCATAGTTTCCGAAGTTAACCGCCAGTTTTCCGGCTTTTGCGTCTTTGTATGCGTTTCTTTCCGTCGGGTATAAATCCACCTGGGCGTATGCGCTCAAAGTCTTCTTAATTTCCTCGACCATGTAAATAGTCTCGTCTGCTTCTTTTCCGAACTGTGATACAGCGCCAGGGTCGCCCGCTCCGTGTCCGCTAATAAGTAAAATCTTCATGTTTCTTATGCTCCCTCTGTGATTTTTCTTAAAATGTCGTCTTCTGTATCTTCATCCGAAGCCGTAACCGTATTATACACATAGTCGTATAAGCTGCTGTTGTCTTCCAGCATTTTCTTAAACTTTACTAACGCTTCCTCTAACAGTTCGTCGTATTTTTCTTCTGTTAAAAATAATGTGATAACCGGGAATCTTTCTGTAAGCCAGTCCCATACCATAGCCCTTTTTACCTGTCCGGTCTTCCGCTTTAATTCCTTTTCCGCTTCCGTAACCATATACAGCAGCGCGATTCTTATTTTATCTAACTGCTGCTGCGGCGTAAGCTTCAAAAAGCGTAATACTGCATATACAGTAAGTCCCAGCAATGCAAGCATAATTACAAAAATTACCCAGTTTTCAAGAATCATTTTCAAAGTTTCCATACTTCGCACCTCTAAAAGTTTTGTATTTCCGTTGGTTCTAACGCTTCGTCTATAAGTGCTTCTGTTTTATCTTTCATCTTTTGTATGGTTCTTTCTTTGATTTCTTCCGCCGGGTTTTCTTCTCCCATGTCGATAAGCTTTTTTATCATGCCTAGCTGTATCTTAATGCCATTTTCAAGCTGTACCGCTTTCAAATACCATATTACAGCAGCGCCGAACACGCCCCCGGCTGTCGGAATTATGTAAGTAAATACTTCTGTAGGCTTTTCGTTCCATGAAAATATAAGGGCTACTATGCAAGTGCATACAAATATTGAACCAGTGCTTAAAACTACCTTTTTCTTAAATTCCCGCTTCTTTGCTCTCACTGTGCGCTTAAGCCTTCCAGGTCTTTAATTCTATGGTTTGCTACTTCCTGTTTTTCATCAAGTACCGCCTGGTCTTTTTCTAATTTGTACACCCTTTCTACTACGTTGTTGTGTTTGTCTAATTTTGCTTCGATATAATTAAGTCTGGTCTTAATCGTCCCGTATATCGCGCCGATAGACACCCCGTACACAACTAACTGAATAAGTAAACCTATCCAAAATTCACTACTCAAGCCTTACTAACTCCTTCCTACGGCTCTAACATCCGTTCCAGGTCTTCGCGACCTTCTTTTATGTCTTCTATCATCATTAGTAACTGCTTGTCTTCGTCTTCCATGCTCCTATAGTTCTCTAATTCTTCCAGCAGCAGCCTATTTACTTCTGCCAGGTCTGCTATTATGCTGCTCTGTACCTCTACTACGTCCAGGTCGTAACGTGCTACGTTCGTAGCCTGTACTTCGCCTTCTTCCCTCTGGCTTCTGATTCTGTTAATTATCCGGCGTAATACTGCCATTGCCTATTAACTCCTTTTTCTTAATTTCTGCTTCTATTTGCCCTTTAATCTTCATGCGTAGCCTGTAAGTGTCCGCGTGTTTCGCGTGTCCTTCCCAGCTTGCATATTTCATAAGCAATTTTTCTTTTGTTATTTTTCCGCTTCTGTAGGCTTTGATAGTTGCCCTAATATGTTTAGGGCTACGCTTCCTTATCTTCCGGTAATCTTTGTAAATACGATACCCGCAAAAATCAAAGCCGTTCTTAGCGTTGATTATCTGCGTTTTCGGATTTAAGGTAAGCTTAAGCCGCTCGCCTAAAAATGCGTCTATCTTTTGTAACACTTCCACCAGGTGTTCCCGGCTATTGTGTGCTATTGCAAAATCATCCATGTAGCGTTTATACTTATCTTCCTTCAATTCGTGCTTTACGAAGTTATCTAATTCATTTAATACCAGGTTTGCGAAAAGCTGGCTTAATAGGTTTCCCACCGGAAGCCCTCGCCCGTCTTCCCCGTAGCTGTCAATAATATAGTAAAGCAGCTTTAATAGGTCTTTATCTTTGAAAATCCCGCCTAATATTTGCTTTAGTACTTCGTGGTCTACACTGTTGAAATACTTGTGTATATCCGCTTTTAATATATAAACCTGTTCCCCTTCAAAAGATAGGTTTCTTATACACTCCTGGGCGTAATCTGCCGCTTTGTGCATACCCTTATCTGTTCTACAGGCGTAGCTATGATAGTAAAACCGTCTTTCTACAATCGGTTCTATTTTATTGTTTATCATGTGCTGCGCTACTCTGTCCCTAAATGGCAGCGCGTATATGTCCCGCTTCTTCGGTTCATACACTACAAAGCGCCGGGCTTCCCCTTGTCGGTATGTTCCGGCTTCCAGGTCTGCCACCAGGTCGTATAATTCTTCTTCCAGGTTATCCGTGAACCTTAACACTTCTTCCCGGTATCTTTTGCACTTTCGCGCCTTCCTGTATGCGTCTTCCGCATTTTCAAAGGTCGCTATATCCTTTATTCCTATATTACTTCTTTTCATCTTCTGCCGTTTCCGCTTCCGCCCTTCGCCTTCGCTACTAACCGGAAGCGTCCTTTTTTATGTTTGCCTGGTAGTCCCAGGACGGGCTATACGTTCTGACTATATGTAAAATAGTCTTCGCTAGTAAGCCGTAGCTTGCTAAGTCTGAAAAGTCCATAAGTCACAGCCGAAGCGCGCGCCAATATCCGCGTTAACATTCCAGGGGTAGTTGTTACAGTTGACAGCGCGGCAGCCAGCGTTAACGCCGTTGTTCCACCTGCCGCCCGCGATAAGGCGAAGCAACGTATAGCCCATATTCTTAACTTTGTACTGATTTAATGAAGCCGCCTAACATTTTTCCTATTTCTGTTAGCTTTTTCGCGGCTACTCCGTATGTATGCCCGCTTATGTACTCCTGGTCGTAAGCAATTCTGATATAATACCGTAAAATCACTAATTCTACGTCCGCGTCGTATAAAAGCTTTTTCTTCGTCGTGCTTTTCCCGGCTCTAATGATGTACCGTAAAATATCCATGATACAATTTTTAGTATCTTTCTGTAGCGAAAACTTTTCACTTTTCGGATATTGTCTTAGCACCGGGTATATGTACTTTATAAAATCATACAGCTTTTCTTGTATCTCTAAATTGCTTTTCATATAATCGCCCTTTCTCTGATTCGCGATTATATCACAGCTATTTTGTTTTGTGTCGCCGTTCCTCATTGTTTCCTATATCCTGGAAATTTACCTTAAATTTTTACCGCGTGTGCGGGCTTCCGCCCGCACAAAACAGATTACAGACTGTCACAGCCGAAGCGCGCGCCAACATCCGCGTAAACATTCCAGGGGCAGACGCCACAGTTGACAGCGCGGCAGCCAGCGTCAACGCCGTCGGACCACCTGCCGCCCGCGAAAAGGCGAACAAGTCCGTAAGTTCCTTCTGTATATGCCTGTCCGTTTCCAGCGCCTAATACGTCCTTCCAGCCCCAGGACTGTGTACCGTCGTATCTGTAGCTTAATTCGTCCAGCCATTCCCACACATTACCTACGCAATCTACGCAACCGATAGCAGATACAGCATTAACTACTTTACCCGTCGTGGTTCTAGCGGTATTCGTTGTAGCCGCCCAGGCGTTCGTATTATTGCCGTCTGCTCCCTGTGGGCTGCCGTATGCTGCTTGCTGCCATTCCGAATAAGACAACAAGCGCTTACCGGATTTTAAGCCCAGGTCGATAAAGTCATAGCTGTTATGTCCTTCCGTTCCTGTAAGCGGTGTTGTATTGTACGCTGATTTCACGCCGCCTACTCCATTGCTGGACGCTAAGTAAATATCCACCCACAAGCCGCCGCCAGCGTATACCATGCCTTCCGGGCTGCATTTTGGGCGGTGCTTCAACGTCCATACGGAACGCGGAACGATACCGGACGCTACATTAGATTCCCAGCCGCTGCCTTTCTCCGCTCCGGCAGTATTGATAGGAATAAGCTTACTGCTTACCTGTCTTACCCTTCCATAATGGAAGCCGCCGATTTTACGGCTTGTCTCTGCATTGTAGCCGTCCGGGTATGTACTGTTAAGGCTGATTTTGTATACTTCGTCCAGGTCTTCGCTGCCAGGGTCACAAATATAAACATAGTAATCTTTTCCCACCACAAACGCACTACCAGCGTCCAGGTTTCCGGTACTAAGTACTGTAGCGTCCGTTTTGAATACTCCTGTACTTCCGACCGTAACCACACACCCAGCCGTTACCGTAAGTGACGTAAGCCCGGAAGCGGTTAAATATTCCGCCGAAGGTGTTACCAGGTCGCCAATATTTGCCATTTTCGCAACCGTAAGTTTTGCCCGCGGGTCTTTGTTAATAAAATCATTACTTAAAAATCTACTCATATCTTGCTAACACTCCTTTGATACTGTCTAATTCTCCCTGGGTAATTCCCAAAGTGTCTAAGATATTTACCGGGCTTTCTACCCCTACTTTTTCTGCTGTTGTTTCCAGGTCGGCGTTAACTCCTATTACCGTCTTCTTTTCCTCTTTTGCTTCTCCCGTGTCTTCTCCCCGGCTCTGCTGCTCAACCGCTACATGCTCTACACTTTTAATTGTGTATTCCTTGCCTTCACACAATACCTTAGCGCCCTTTTCCGCTTCTGCCAGATAGTTAGTAGTAATGTATCTTTTGTCCTCTGAAATTTCGACTACCGGAACAAAGATATACTTTTCTTCTTCGATTCCGTTAATCACTTCCCTTAACTCTGCTGCTTCCAGTGTGCCAGCCTGTACCATTCCTAACAGGTTATAAATGTCTTTCCCCGTTCCGATTACTTTAGGCATATTCCGCATAATCTCCCGCCTTCCTTATTCCGTTGTTTCGCTTAAGTACCCGCTTCCTAAGTATGATTTATCTAACCACGCTTCTTCCGCAAAATCGTTAAGCTTATCAATATTGTTATAAATGTCCTCTATTAATCCTTTGTAATTCTGCGCCTGTTCTGCTGCTGCCGTCGCTACCTTTACGGCTTCCTGGCTGGCTGCTGCCGCTGCCGTCGCTTCTTCCTTAACCTGGTTCGCGATTCCTATAGTATCGTTTGCCGTTTTCATAGCTGTAGCAGCTAAAATAGTCGCTTCTTCTACGGTATCTTTTGATTTTTCCACTTCTTGTAATGCGTTTATGATTGCCTTGTACTCTATCGTACTGGCTATCTTATCGCCTACAATTACCGCCGTATCTACCTTTATATTAAAAGTCCAGGAAGCTATATAGCTTTCCTTTTCGTAGACGCTTATAGCGCACTCTGCATATCCGGCGGCGGCTGTCATTTGTTCGGTAATCTCTGCTGTTATCAGATTTTCGACGTAAGTACAATCGTTTAAGATTTCTTCCCCGTCAGACTTCCTACACTCAATCCTTACTATTGCCCCTTCCGGCATTTCGTAAGGTTCGCCGTCATTCAGCAGCACTACTAACAGGTTTCGCGTTTCACTATCAAACTGTTTAACCCTTATAGTCTTTTCTACGCTGTGACGGGCGAAGTCAAATACTAGCCTTCCTACTACCACTTTGCACCGTCCTTACTCGCTCAAATAGCAATTATTTACATAAGACAAGTCTAACCAGGCTTCGCTACTTTGTCCCGCCTGTATGCTTGCATTGTCGTATAGTTCCTTAGTTAATTCGTAATAGTGTTGTGCATTTTCGCCCCCGGCTGCTGCCGTTTCCGCCGCTGCCTGGGCTTCCTGTGCCTTCGTACTGGCTGTCCCGGCTGCCGTCTCTGCTTTTCCCTGGGCTGTTTCCGCCGCCGTCTGGGCGCTGGTTGCTGCCTGTGCCTGTTTTGCCGCCGTCCCGGCTGCCGTCTCTGCTTTTCCTTGGGCTGTGGCGGCTGCTGCCTTAGCGTTCTCTGCCGCTCCCCTGGCTGTCTCGGCTTTTCCCTGGGCTGTTTCCGCCGCTGTTCGGGCTGTGGTGGCTGCCTGTGCTTCCTGGGCTGCTGTCCCCGCTGCCGCTTCCGCTTTTCCCTGGGCGCTTTCTGCTGCCGTCTTTGCGCTGGCTGCTGCCTGTGCCTGTTTTGTCGCCGTACTGGCTGCCGTCTCTGCCTTTCCCTGGGCTGTGGCGGCTGCTGTCTTTGCTGCGGTAGCTACCTTGGCTTCCTGGCTGGCTGTCCCCGCTGCTGTTTCCGCTTTCCCCCTGGCCGTTTCCGCTGCCGTCTGGGCGTTGGCGGCTGCCTGGGCTTCTTTAGCTGCCGCGTCTGCATGTTCTCCCGCTGCCGTTGCCTGTGTTGTTGCTACTCCGGCTGCTCCCTGGGCTTCCTTCGCCTTACTTTCTGCCTGGGCTGCATATTCTCCGGCTGCTGTCTTTTCCTTTTCGCTTCCGGTCTTTGCCGCTTCTGCTGCCGCCGCGTATTCCTTAGCCGCTGTCGCCTGGGCTGCCGCTAAAGATACCTGGTTACTTGCCGCTTCCGCCGCTGCCTGGGCTTCCTGTGCCTTCGTACTGGCTGTCCCGGCTGCCGTCTCTGCTTTTCCCTGGGCTGTTTCCGCCGCCGTCTGGGCGCTGGTTGCTTCTTTCGCCGCCTTTTCCGCTACTTCCTTCGCTGCTAAAGCCTGGCTATTTGCCCCTTCTATAGAAGCCGTCGCCCGCTGTATGCTGCTACTTGTCTTATCAAAATAGTTTTCTAAGAAGTTCCCTAACTCTACTTCCTCGTTTTCTTTTGTTATGCAATTCCATTTGATACGGATACAGCGCGCTTTTACCTCTATCTTTATTCCTTTGTGTCTACAGGTTATCGTATCGCCTACTTCTACGCTTTCCAGTTGCTTATACTCCGCATACTCTACCGTATTTGCCAATTCCACCATATTAACTGTGTAATTAACCGTAGGGTCGTCGATTCCTTTTTTATATTCCTCGTTACAGGCTTTTACAAGCGCTGCCCTTAATGCTGTTAAATTAGCGTAGCCCGTTTCCCCTTCGCTACAATCTTCCTGTAGCTTAATATCGTCAAAGTTTATTACAGCGCCTTTTACCTCTGCATAGCTTCCTATTTTGGGGCTGTCTACCCACGGTTTCGCCCCTTCCAGGACATACCCGTTATAAGCCACTGGAATAATTCTTGTTACTACGTCTTCGTCGCTTACGCTTTCTTCTATCGCTTCCAGATTATGCCCGAACTCTGCTCTTACGCCTTTGTCGCATCCAATCTGTCGCATAATATATACGTCGTAATTATCGTACAGCCGTTCCCCGCCCCAGCGGTTTATAAAGCTGTTTTCGTCGTCGCCCGCTATTGCTTCTACTATGTTCTTCCGTACATAATAAGCCGTATTCGCTGTCGTTATATCACTGTGGGGTGTAAACTTCGTCCCGCTAAATATAATATCAAGCGCCTGTTGTCCGTTTTTGTTTGTTGGGCGTACATCAACCAGGTAGTTTCCTAAGTTGTCGTAGTATATATGCCTTGCGTATACTGTTACTTCGTCGTCGCTCTTTTCTCTTTTGTAGATTCTGAATAGCTGTTTATCTGAATATGGCGTAGGCGCTGCTATAACATTATCATTAACCAGGTATTCCCAGCGCCCCAGGTCGTCGTATTCGTGGGTTAGTTCTATCTGGCAGATTCCGTCTAACCCCCATTCAAAGATACATTCTAAGGGCGTAAGCGTTATATCTCCGTTCTTCTGGTAATTTGTATTAGTACTTCTATATACCTCTATCATAATTCCCGCCAGTTAGGGACTAACACCACCTTAAAGCCCTCTGTGTATTTAAAATTATTATCCCCTTCCTGTAAGTAAAGCCCTTCGTACTTCCCGGTAAGTGCCGCGTTGCTAATCTCATTTGCTGCGTTGTAGCATATTTCTAACTTCGTATCTATGTTTAGCTGCTCTGTCACTTCTGCCGTTACCTGGTTTCCGTTTACTTCTAAGGTTATTTCTCCATTGCCGTATATCTTATATACTGGCTGTGATTTCATGTAGGGGTTATACAGGTATTCCCCTATTTCTTTTTCGTCCTGTCCGTCTACCCGATACATATAACTTTCACAAGTGAAAACAATTTCAAATTTCCCCTTGCGCTTCGCCGTTCTTTCCGTATCACTCATTACCGCCTTTTTGACTTTATAGTAATACTCCGGGTCGTCGCTAAGTATCAGTCTGTTATCTTTCCCGCTGTACAGCCACTTTTTTACTTTTCGTAAGTCCTGCGCCCATACGTCCGGTGTCTTCGATACAAAGTTAAAGCTTATCGGTATTTCTATATCTTTGTACGTCTTCTTATCCCTGTGTAACTCCCCGTCGCGTCCTTCCACCTTAATAGTGTCGTACTCCCGTTCCGGTACAGGGATAGTAGGGCGGCTTATTACGCTTAACCCTACGTCCTTGCATGATTCGCCATTATAGAAAATGTGGAATGTTGCCCGCATTATGCCGCCCCTTTCGTCTTATCCTTATCGTTCTGGTCTTTTGTGATTCCCTTAACTACTTCTTTCTTCACTTCCTTAGCAATTACTTTTTTGTCTAAGGTCGTTGTATTTGTGGTATATACAATAACTGTAATATCCCTATCCTTTGCAATTTGCTTTGTGCTTACCTCTCCGCCGATAGTAGAAATTTTAGCCGTATTCTTTACCGCCGTTACCGGGTTAACCTCTGCCGCTACCTTAGTTGTCATGCCCTGTAATTCTTCTTTCAAGTCACTCTGTAGCGTTGGCATTTCTGCCGTAATACCTACCCCGATACCTTGCGGTATCATCTTACCTACTAAATCCCTAAATAGTCTTGACGGCGAATGAATACCTAAAGCGTCCTTTGCTCCGTCTAATAAGCTTTTTGCCAGGCTCTTAACCTTTCCGGTCAGCCAGTCCCAACCGCTGCTTATTCCGTTCCATATTCCCGAAACAATATTACTTCCTATCTCCGCCATTTTGCTAGGCAAGCTTCTTACACCGTTTACCACAGCGTTATACAGCCCCTTAGCTGCTTCCGTTCCTTTTGCCGCTAACTGTGTTCCCCAGTTTACGACTTGCTGTACAGCGCCTACAATAGCGTTCCAGACCTTACCCGGCATTTGCGACAATGTAGTAATTGTCTGATTCAGTAAGTTTGTTGCTGCCGTTACCGCTCGGCTTCTCATTTGTTCGCCCCAGGTCGCTACATTCTGTACCGCGCTTATAATAGCGTTCCAGATTTTGCCCGGTAACTGCTGCATGAAGCTAACAACATTTGCTATAAGCTGGGTCGTTTTTGTTACCGCCTGGGTCTTCATATTCTCGCCCCAGGTCGCTACATTCTGTACCGCACTTATAATAGCGTTCCAGATTTTGCCCGGTAACTGCTGCATGAATGTTACGACACTGTTTACAAATTCCGGTATTTTCGTCGTAGCCCAGGTGTATAAATCAATTCCGAATTTTATAATATAGCCTAAACAAAAACCGATAACGTAAGCGATTTTGTTCGGCAATTCTGAAAAGAACGTAACGACATTCGTTACAAGCTGGGTTATTCCTTCTTCTGCTGCCGTTCTAAGTCCTAACGCCCACTCGCGTATAGCGTCTACAGTACTTATAATAGCGTTCCAGATTTTGCTAGGAAGCTGCTGTAGGAATGTAACCACGCCATTAAAGGCGGCTTCGATTTTTGCTACAATATTCGCCAGAAATTCGATTACCTTTGCGAAAGAATCCGGCAGCGTCTGGGTGAAAAATTTCACGATTGCCGTTACCACAACTTCAATAGCATTTTTTATTTTTCCCCACACATTCGCGATAGCTGCCCTTGCGTCTTCGTTCGTAGCAATAAAGGTAACAATAGCAGCCACAAGCCCGGCTACCAGCGTCACAATTAAAATAATCGGGTTAGCGTTCATAGCTGCGTTCATAGCCCATTGTGCTATAGTAGCGCCTTCGTTTGCCAGTTTGAACGCCTGGAACGCTGATACTACACCCTGGATAAGCGAAGCCACTTTAAACGCTGCGAACCCCGCACCGATTCCGGCTAATACGCTTACTATCGCGTCGCCGTTATCTGCAATCCATCCTAAGCCTTCCAGCAACGTCGGAAGTACTGCCGCCACGATTTCGCCCGCTTTTTCTATCAAATTTCCGAAGCCCGTAGCAATCTTTTCCAATGCTCCGCTTAAGCTGCCGTCCGTTAAATCGGTCTGTAGCTGCCCGATAACTTCCGTTATATTTTCTACCGCGTTCGTAAGTGGTGTTTTGAATTTCTCATAAGCTGCGATTCCTAAGCCTTCTAGCCCACTTTTCAGTATCGTAACTTTTCCCTGTAAATTGTCGTTCATTGTAGCCGCCATATCTGCCGCTGCACCGTCACAGTCTGAAATATAGCCGCTTAACTCGTCGAATCGCTCCCCGCTGTTTGCCAGCAAAGCGTTTACGCTCTTAAGGTCTACTTTATTGAAGATACTATTAAGTACTTCTGTCTGTTCTCCCTGGGTCATTGTTCCCAGGATTCCGTTAAGGTCGTTAAAGGTTTCATTTAACGGGCGCATGTTCCCGTTTGCGTCGAATACCTGTAAGCCCAGCGCTTCCATTTGCTTTTTAGCTTTATCTGTAGGCGCTGTAAGGCTTAGAATTACATTTCGTAACGCTGTTCCGCCTTCTGCTCCCTTTACGCCGTTATCTGCGAAAATACCTAATACGGTATTCATTTCGACCACGCCGCCCGCCAGGTTCTTAGCAGTTCCGCCTACCGTTAGAATCGCTTCGCCTAACTGCTGTACGTTTGTATTACTTTTCTGCGAAGTCTTCGCCATTTTGTCAACGAAGCTTTCCGTAGTCCCGGCGGCGTCCCCTAGTGCGCTCATGCTATCCGTAACCATATCGGAAGCTGTCGCTAAATCCATTCCCCCGGCTGCTGCAAGGTTAAGGACTGTCGGTAACGTCTCTATGGACTTGTCCGCGTCATATCCGGCAAGCGCCATATAGTTAAGTGCTTCTGCTGCCTGTGTTGCCGAAAACTGCGTAGTTGCTCCCGCTTCCTTCGCCGCTTTCTGCAATTTGTCAAATTCTTCGCTTCCGGCTGCTATTTCCTCTGTCGTGATTCCCATAGTAGCCGCTACCTGGCTCATTCCGCTTTCAAAATCCGAACCTACGCCAACTGCTGCCGTCGCAAGTGTCTTTAAGCCATTAGCCAGGGCTTTAACGCCATTTATGATAGCGCTGGATATTAAATTAGCTTTTATAATATCGCCCAGGCTTACCGTTTTCTTCCCGGTTTCGTCCATGTTGTTTCCGGCTGCTGTTATTTCCTGTCCGAAAACCGTCCATTTCTTACCTGTGCTGTTTAATTCTTCTTCGGTTCGTTTTAATTCTGTTTGTTGGTCTGCTAAGGCTACCCGCGATTCATTGACTTTAATAGTATTTTTTGCTATCGCGTCTTCCTGTTTCTTAACTGCGTTTTCAGCCTTTGCATGTGCTTCTTTCGTTTCGTCTAGCTGTGCCTTTAATTTTTTACTTTCTTCGCTGTCTTTACCTGTCTCCTTAACGCTTTCCTTGTATGCTGCGGTAAGCTCCGCTACCTTCTCTTTTAACTTCTGCTCTGTTGCCTGTAATTCTGTAAGCTTCTGCTTCTGTGCCGTAAGATTTGTCTGTTGAAGCTTAATAGCGTCCGTCTGTAGCTTTATCTTAGCCGTTAACTCCGTCTGTTTAGCCTTAAGTAAATCGGTCTGGCTGCCTAACGCCTTCGCCTGTGCCGCTTCTACTTTGTATTCGCTGGTTACAAGCTTCATTTGCGTAAGCATTGACTTCATTTGACTGGTAAACTCGCTTGTATTAGCCCCTATTCGTAGACTAGCACCAGCCATTTATATAACTTACTCCTTCGCTTGCGTTTCTCTGTCATATTCGACTTGAAATACAACGTAGTCCAAAAGGTCGCTTAAGTCCGATTCTAAACAGTCCTTATAACTGTTTCGCATATTCTTAATACATATCTGTAAAATATTATCCAGGGCGTTTCTGTACGTTTCCCATATTTCTTCCTGGGAATGTTCCTCGATATAACCATTTTCCCGGTCGTATTCGTCGAAGGCGCTACCCTGGTCTTCTACTTGCTGGCTGCCGTTCAAAAGGTCGCTTATGTTCCGTATCTTTTCATTTACGGAAGCGTCCACGATTTCAGCTACCGCCTTAAATGTACTAATAACTTCTGCTACGTCCAGTTGTTCTATTTCTTCTTCCTCTATCCTGTCATTAAACACTACTCTGATAACAGCAGAATACAGGTATAATAAGTCGTTTTCGTCTTCGGTTTTGCTTATCAACTCCATAAGCTGTATGTACCGCCTGTAAGCGTATGTCGTGATACTGTAGAAATGCTTAAGTTTCCCGCCGCATTTGATACAGGTATCAATTAAGCTTGTGAACTCAAATTTTTTTTTGCGTCTTTCGCCTGTTCTGCCAAACGCTTAATAATGTTCGCATTGATAAGCGCAAAGTTAAAAATAATCTGTGATACGTCCGCAAGTTCCGCGTTTGCTTCCTCAAAAGTAAACTGATTATCATAGATTTCTACAATCGCTTTTACCATGCGGTCTAAGTCGTCGTCTGTGTATGTCTGCTTTTCCGGTGTTACCAGGTCGTCGTATACTTCCCTAAACGCCCGGTATTTCTTTCGCCCAATTTTTCCGCTTTCGTACTCTTTACCGCCTACGGTAATAATATTTGTCTTTAAGGTCTTTGCGGTTTCCTCTGCCTGGATGTTGGTATTGTTCATAATTTCCGCGTTGATAAGTGAGAAATTAAGAATAATGCTGCTGATTTCGTCTAAGCCGTCGTCTGCTTCCTCAAAAGTGAACTGATTCCCAAACACCAGTACAATAGCTTCTATCATGCTATCTAAGTCGTCGTCGCTAAAGGTCTGCGCTTCCTTCTCTTTTCCTAACAGGATTTCGTATACTTCCGCAAATTTCCTATATTTTTCTCTTGTGATTTTTCCGCTTTCGTATTCCTTACCGTTTAAGCTGATTTTCATAATATAACCCTTTCTGTAAATGGTGTCAGATTCTGACACCCTCTCATTTTATTAGTGTCCTGTTTCGCTTGCTGCTTTCGGTACTTCCTTATACTCCTGGACTTCGCTAAACCATGCAGCGATAGCTTCTTTTGCCGTCGTGTGTTCTTCCAGTAAGTTACTTTCGTCCACGATAAGGGCGTAAAGCTTCTTTTTTTCTCCCTCTATAGTATCTTCTTTCTTTCTGGCGTAGAAAGTGAAGGTAATCTTAATTGTTTGGGCTGTCTTTTTGTCCTTAACCGTTTCGTATGTAACGTCCGGGTGTTCCGCTTTTCCGCAATAGTACCAGCTAAATTCGTACTTGCCGTTCCCCTGTTTTGCCCGGAAGCCTAACGCTACTTCTTTTGCCTTATCCCCTTCCGCTTTTGCCAGGAAGCCGTATTTATAAAGAGTATCAAACAGTAACGCATAGTCTCCCGGCGTTAATCTGTTTACCTCTAATTCGATTTCTGTTTTTTCGTATGTCTCTACGGTGTCTTCTACCTCGTCGTCGCTGTAGGTATACTCGACGCTAAAGGTATCTTTTACTGTTGCTGCGATTGCCTTAGCAAGTCTTACGGGTACGTCCGCTGCGTATACGTCTTCGTCGTTCGTTGTGACTGCTGCTACGCAAATGTCCTTTAAGCCTACCAGGCGGCTTCTGGTAATGGTTTCTTTATTTTCCTTTACTGTTGCCATGTTTTAATTTTCTCCTTCCACATTCATAGAAAAGTAAAAGCGCGCTGCTTTATGGTAGATTCCTGTTTCTACTTCGTACTGGTCGTTTCCGGTAAAATAGGTAAAGCCCGCCTTTTTCAGCAGCTTCTTAACCTTCTTTTTCAGCCTAAAGCAGTCTTCTTTACTCCATATATCAACCTGTATGTAATATTCTTCGTTTTCGTTTGTATCTTCGCTAAAATCTATATCTTCGTCACTCATAAAGTAAAATGTTATGTGTGTATCGTTTATATTCTGGTTATACCAGCCTTCTTCCGTGTGTACCCCTGTTATCCCTATCACTTCCGCTATAAATGCGGTTAAGTCCAGGTCTTCACTGTTGGGGTATTCCGCCAGAACTCTATTAAGCTGTTCTTTTTCTTTTTCGCTCAAAAGTGCCATGCTTATTCCCCCAGCTTTTCCTTTAATGTCTTTTCGTATTCTTCTTCTGCAATTTCCTTTAGCGCCTGGTATGTTGGTCTAGCTGCGTCTAACATAAAATGTTTAGGCTTGTGCATGGTCGTCCCCCATTCATGGAATTTCATATAAAAGAACGGGGAAGTATCGCCCCTGTCCCAGCCCACCAGTTCGCCGTAGTTCCCGCTTTGCGTCGTTCCCTTCTTTGGCACATTGTCCGCCGCATGCTGCCCGGTTCTGCTGCCTTTTCTGCCGGATTTCATGGGGTTATTGCTGTACGCTTTCTTCCGTATCTGCCCTTCCGCTTCCTGTAAGCCGATTTCGCCAGCCCGTTTTATGATTTTCTTGTTTAGTGCCTTTAGTTCTGATTCTGTAGAAAGTCTTTCTATTTCCTTCTGCATTTCATTCAGTCCTAAAAACTCCATTGAAATATCAAAACTCATACTATTTCCTGTGCCTTTATCACGATTTTCCTACGGTTATACTTTCCGTAGTCTGCCGCGATAATGTTAAACACCCTTTCGCCCCATTTAACCCGGTATTCCTTTGTATTTAAGGCTTCCAGTTTTAAACAAAACCTGGTTTCAAAATTCACTACGTTTTCTAATTTTGCTTCCAGGGCGCTATATAACTCTTTTCCGTACAGGCTCTTTACATCACACCAGCACTTATGATAGTCTTCCCATGTTTCCACTGGTCTTCCTTTTTCTACTGTCTTTTTACGTTTTTGAATTACTAAATACATAATCACGCCCCCACATTCGCCAGCTTGTCTAATATGGTTTTTGTGATATTATCGGTTTTTGTGTTGCTTCCTACCGTAGTAGAACGCACTTCGTACATATCGCTTACGATTTTCTTTAGAAGAAGGGCGGCGATTCTCCGCCCTTTTTCGTATTCTTCGTCGCTTTCGTAGTTCGCCTTATCCTTATACCCAGTGCCTACGCAACTATCTATATAAGCTTCGGCTGTCAAAATAAGCCCGCTTATTTCCTCGTCGTCTTCGTCGTAGCTTACCCTTAAATAGTTCTTCGCCTGTTCAAGCGTTAATAATTCTGCTGCCATTTCCTACCCCTTCCGGGACGCATTAGGCAGCCGGGGTAAATTCTACCTTGAAGTCTGCCCTGTCGTCCAACTTCTCACAGTCAAAGCGTTCCTGTACCTTAAGTGCTGTTTCGTCAGATTCAAAGAATACAGACTTATCTGTAGACACTGTGTAGCCCTTTCTTTCAAAGAACTTAACCAGCGCATACAGGTTAACCACATAAAATACTACCTTTCCGGTCGCGCTTGCTGTTACCGCTTCGTCGCTCAAAGTGATAAGCTGGCGGTTCTGGAAGTAGTCTTTACCGTTTACGGTCTTTACTAAATCCAGGTTTCTACCGTTCTTATCTTCCTGGGACTGCAAATATACATAACCTGTAAGGTTTGTGATAACTACAGTCTTTGCGCGAAGTGTCGGTAATACGCCGTCGATTACCTTTTTAACCCCGCGCCAGTCTGTCACGCCTGTAGACTTGTCTGTAGCGTTGTCCTCGACAATCTGTAAGATTTCGTCGTTTTCACTGTTAACGCCAGCTTCCGCAAAATCCGGCTTAATAACATCCTGGATGATATTAACAGCTTCGTCTTCCTGTAAGTCGTTGGCAATCGGAACTAACGCGCCGTAGTTCTCGATATTGTAGCTAATATCCTGTGTGTTAGCGGCTTCCCCTGTCAACTTAGTACCAGATTTATACTTAGTAAGCTTCTTGCCGCCAATCTTTGCAAACGGCATTTTTCCATGATTGGAAGTAGCGCGTACAATGTGGCAATGTTCCTTAAGGCTGGGGAAGCCCTCACGCAATACCTGGATGTCATTAACGAACTGCTCCGGCAGAATCGCGGCGTTGTTGTCAATGGTTACGGCTGCTCTTTCCTCGTCCGTAAGTGCTTCTTTTCCCTTAAGCGCAAATTTAACTGCTACTCTCAACTCGCTTACTGCGGAAGCTGTACGCTTTTCTTCCTTCTTGCGCTTCTGTCCTCTTAATTCCTCTTTTTCCTCGTCGTCTTCTGCTTCTCTTACAGCAAGCAAGCGCTGTAATCTTCTTTTTTCCTCTAACGCCGCTTCTGCCTTATCCGCGTCGCGGCTTTCCAGGTAGCCGTTAATCTCCTCTGTTTTCTTTCCGATTAACTCTCTGATTTCCTGTACTGTCATTTCTTAAAACTCCTTTTCGTTTTCTTCCCTAAGCTGCATAAGCCGGGCTTCCATTTTTAATTTTTCTAATCTCTTTTCTTCTTTCGCTTCTTCTTTTACCTTCTCAAAGCTTCTACAGCTAATTTCTGAACTGTCATAAGCCGGGAAGGTGCAAGGGCTTACTTCCAGCAGCGCCGCCTTTACTACGCTTCTTTTGTAAATTTCTTCGCCTTCATGTACTACTTTGCTCCACCTGTCTTCCTGGCAGATAAAGCCGAAGCTGCTACCGTCTACATCCCCGCGCTGTACGCTCTCTTTTACGTCATTTCCCCAGGTATTGTTAGGTAAATCAATATCATACGCTAACCCTGTAGTATCTGCCGTATTGAAGCGTAACGTATCGGTTTTTGTGCTTCCTAACGGTCTGCTTGTGTCGTGATTCCATAAGGCTTTTATCTCTTTCCCCGCTTCTTTACAGCTATTTAAGCTTTCGTCGAAGCAGCCCGCCGCGATTTCCTCTAAATATTTGTCGCCCCAGCGGTCTACTATCAAAACAGGGGTATTGTATTTAACTGCATATCCGCCGATTGTCCGGCTGTCTTCTCCCTCTGCTGCCGCTCTTACTTCCAGGGCGATTCCCTGGCACTTCCGGCAGTAATTACGAATTTCCGGGCTTTCTCCTTCCGTTCCTCTATTCGTTGGCATTGCTCCCGCTCCCTTCTTCTTTTTTGCCTATGTCTTTTAGCTTCAAAACTCCGGCATTTACTATTAGTTCGTCCCCGTCCGGCAGCTTTTGGCGCTGTAGTTCTAGCCTGGCTTCGTTCGGGGTGTAGATTCCGTTAGAAACATAAGCACAAAGTATTTTCTGCTGTGTTTCTGCCGAAGTCCTCAAAATCACGTTCGTATTAAAACGTGCTTTGTAGCCCTTGTCCCGTTTCTCTTTTGTTAATGCGCTCCATGTAGTTTCCTGTTCTATGGATTCAAACAGTATTAACAGTGTGTCAATTAAAAAGCTTAATTGCTGCTGTTCCAGGGAATTATTATTAGCGTCCTTAAGGTCGTTAAGCTGGTGCATTTTGATACCAAAAAGCGCCGCTATCTGGCTTATAGACATTCTTCTAATCTGTTCGTACTGCGCGTCCGCCAGTGACAAATTGATAGGCTGCACACTAAAGCCCGCCGGGACTGTAAAAATACGTTTTCCTTTGCTGTAAAGCCGCCCGAATTTCTCTTGTGTCTTCCTTAACTCTTTTTCGTCCTTTATGTCAGACGTAAGCTGTACTACCAGCTTATTAGTAAGCCCGTTATCGTACAGCGTATTAAGGTAATTCTGCGCCTTAATCTGTCCTTCTATCGTGCCTTTCACAATTTCCCTAATCGGTTTTGTGTTGATTCCGTCCATTGTAAAGCCCTTGAATATAAGCAAGTCTTCATAAAAGCCGGAATCTGTAAAGCTGCTGCCTACAATCCTGTAATCTACTAAAGCCTTGTGCCTAAGCTTCGATTTTAATAACCCCGCGTCGTCTACCGTGATTCCTTCCACCGTACACGGGTACAGCGCTTCTATTTCTCCGTTTCTTCCGTACTGCTTCGCAATCGCGCTAATACCTTCGTGCTGCCTGGTGGCTTCTACCGCCTTCCACATGTCAATAGCTGTCATGTATGGGTTAGGGCGAAGGCTTAACAGTTCGTTTAGTCTTTCTTCTGTTGCCCTTCTTATTCCGTTTTCTGTGTCTTGCACCAGGTAAAGCGGCGTTTTTGCTACCGCTTCCGATAACTGCTTAATACATGTAAAGTACGTCGCTTCCCTCATAGCTGCCGCTGGCTGCTCTGAATCTATCCCGAATACCTTTAGGAATATCTTTTCTTCATCCGTAAGCGTTATGCTATCGGTCGTTTCTTCCCTCTTTTCTAAAAAATCTAAAAACATTACTTCTTACCACTCCTAACCAGCATAACCGCCGCTACCAGCATTTCGCCGCTTAGTAGATATAACCCCGCGTGTTTGCTTATGTCATACGTTACCGCAAAAGCAATAACCAGGGCTGCCACTAATAGCGCGTCTGCGACTATTAACCTTTTATTTTTTATCTGTTTTATTCTCTTAAGCATTTTCTACCTTCTTTACATAGCGTCCAGGTATTCAACCGGGTTATAATGTTCAATACCGTTTTCTTCGATACACAATAGCAAGCCCATAAGCATAGCTATAATGCCGTCTATCTTAAATTTCGATTTCTTCTTACTG